ATAAGGACCCACCATGGAGGTAAAGAAACCCTCCCACCACGAACGCGTTAAGCGTCCGTGCTCCACGACCTTTTTAGTGCAACGGTGGTCGGCCGTCCAGCATGAGTCAAATGATCCTTGTACAAGGGATCATCCCAATTGCCAACGAGCGCCTTGAAGAGCGCGCGGTGGCCGTCGAGAAATGACTTAGGAGCTTTCGATGACGGAACATACCCATGAAACTGTGGGGCATGTATCCGCTTCGAGTAGCCAGCTGGCTTAGGGTCATAAGACCATCTGCCAAGCATCGCCGCTCCGCGGGGAACATCTGGATAGAGGTGTAGTATATCTTCACACACACTATGCAAATACTCCGCGGCTCTATCAAATCCTCCGTCAGACAGCTGGTTGGCTGTCGACGAAGAACTGATGAGCTCCATGGCATGCTGTTTGCTGAGAGGAAGGTCGCGACGTACTCTGACGGGTGTAACATCTGTCCCATCATAGTAATCGCCACCACAGGATTCTCTGAACTTTCCATTGGAGAAGCTCTTCGACCTGTTCACCTTAAGGCCATAGGCCTCGAGGTGTTCCTCGACGCAAAGGACACTATCTGTGGGGACAATGATGTCATCCCCATAGACGCGTACCTCACCCGCTGCAAAGACATTCAAGACCTCTGCAGCAGATTGTCCACCTGCCTGACGCAATGCGGTGAAGATAATGGCTGAAAACGCCATCACCTCCACCGGAAAGCATAGGGCTGACCCCATAGAAGCAAATTTCCGCAGGTTAATAACACGACCTGATGGGAGTTTGCTGCTAGTCGATCGACTTGACATCACCGCTTCTTGAACGGTGGGCCAAGGTGCCAAAGCGTCGTTTATAAGAGACGCCAAGACACGATCGCTAGCCTCAGAGAGATCGATCGTTGCATAAGCTCCAGTGACAGATCCTTCCCGCGCTTTCGCGCGGTTGGGACTTTGGTCAGTGAAGCCTTGAGAAGCGCCTATTCGGCACCTCTCAAGCAACGGAACAAGAGTGGTCATCACGGCCTGCTGCACGTATTGCATGTGCGTGGGCTCCATGGCGATCACTCGCGGTGTCTTCTGAGTCTTAGGAACAAATACCACCTTGACGGGTGGCTCCTGCTCCGGTGGGAGGAGATTGAAACTGTAGTCCGAATTCCTCGACCACGTAGGCGTGCAATAGCGCGCATACGGGAAAAGTGGTTCCAGACGGGACGTCCAAGTTGGAAAGTCCCATTTGCGGTTCCCCAGGAGTTTATCCTGAGTAGAACCGGGGCCGTGCTTGGCTTTAACTTCGTGACGCTCGAGGGCCTTTGTAAGGTCACTGAGAACATCAGAGTACAGCCAAGCGAAACTGCGGGAGAAGTCGCGACGTTGTTCATCGCTTAATGCTCCTTCCGTAGCTTCCAAATCAATCTCACAGTTTACGTAAGCAGCCTCAGCTGCTGCCTTCCGATGGTCCGTAGTTTCACGCTCAATCTTTTTGAAAATGAGCGTTAGCTGGCGGACAGCCCGGATGGCAGCCACACTAGGCTGCTCGTGAATCGTACCGGTACGTATATCGAACACCTGGACAAGCAAACCTTGCATAAATGCAGGGAGCGCTAGCCTCTTCTTAAAAGAAACAAAGAGGCCAGGTCCAACCCGTCCAAGCTCCAGACTCTTTTCAAAGTCTGCAGCAAAGTTGGGAAGAGTGATGGTTAGAAAGCTGTCACCCTCGTGTTCAACGCGACCGCGCATCGTTAAGATGTCGCGGTCACAGCTCGTGTCACACTGTCTGGCGCAATCCAGCGCCAGTTCAGACCAGAGTCTCGTCAGGCTTTTCATCGACCTACTTTCAAAGGTTGGTGAAGCTAGGCGAGTCCTCTAGTTCGCAAAGACATCACAGTGCGGCTCTGGAAACCTCATATGAGAGTAACCAGAACCACAATGCGAATATCACAAAGGCCGTAATTAGCCCTAGTGTCCCGTCCTTGACCTTACGATTCCTTCCCCACGAACTTCGTGATGTTGGCAGGCGTAAGGTACGCGGCCAGCGCTTTCAGGTTGTCCTCCAGTTCAACACTGGAGAAGCCTGCATTCTGCGGCGGCGCGTCCGAAACCACATAAACAGAGGTAGTGTAGGGTAGGTTCTTCGTCGGATCGAGAGGATTTGCGCCGATTTTGCGCACGTCCAATCGAACGACGGACCGTTCCCGCTTGCCGCTGGTGTGCTTCACCGACAGTGTATAGGCGCCATCTGACGCCCTGAACTGACCGGAGAACTCACCCGAGGAAACTCGGGGGAGGGTTTTGGCTACTGTAGCAACAGTAATGGACTGTGGATCTGCGAACATGAGACTCTTTCTGAGAGAAAACACACCGTAACCATGTGCTTTGCGGTTACCTCTTGCCCAAGGAGAGAGATAGGCGGCGCGAACCCTTGTAAGGGACGCGACTTTAGAAGCGCATTCGGCTCACGCCGAGCGCTCCTAGGATGGACAGCTGGAAGGGGTCAAAATCCTTCCAAGTAAGTCCAAATCCGAAAGGACTTGCTTTCACTCTATACTTGCGTTCAAAAGTACGGACGCCAGTTGTCGAGATCGGGGTTCCCATATACTCACGACGTTGAGTGGTTTTCTCCACTTCGCTGTAATGAGCCATTATGTATCCCCTTTGCAAGTACAGCCCGTCTTTCCCCAGAAAGGAGAGGTTGGTAATCACGTGATTTATATTCGTGAACCAATCGACGAACCAGCTCCACGGGATGAGATTCCAAACGTCTATACCGGTCGGCACAATACCGACCCCACCGGTCTTCGCATCTAGCTCATTTAGTAACTGATCTAGTGCGTTGACTTGGTAGTAGGCGAATGAACAACTGGACCAGATTTTATACTCTTTCTCAAGAGAGTAGGTTCCAGACATCCCCGACGAGAAATTCGAGGAGAGACTATAAAACTCAGTGCCACCTAGTGGTCTGTGGTCGTACGTCTTCCCCTTGTCTATCGTCTTGCGCACTCTATGCTCTTCGAACAGCTGACGCTGAACGGCGGCACGGAACTTCGGCTCGCCCAGGACTTTCACAAGTTTCTGGACATCCGAGATGGTGGGCATGAGCCCGAACTGAAAGTTCAGGTACTCACCCCCAGCATTGCGCAATTTCCTCTCCTTCGCGGCGATCATCCCCGGGATCTTTGGTAGACCCGCGTGAAGCTCGCCGATGAAGCGGAAGAGAGAAAACTCAGGCACATCGGGGATTGACTTAGCAATCACTGTGGAGCCAAGGCCCCACAGTGAGAGGTAGTCAGTCCCAAGACTTGTCGGAAGCGACGGCCACCTGTTGGCGGCCAGTTGCGACATGTCGAACAGATACTGCAGCGACGGCGCATAGACACCACGATAATAGGCAGTTGCCTGTGGTGAATATTTTGTCGACGTTGCGATTACTGACGGCATTGACAATGAGGTGCGTTCTAAGGCGAACCCACCTCCGTAATCAACATTGCGAAAAGCTTTTGACTTCGCGCGCATCTCCATGACTTGCCGGAAATGCTCGTTGTTACGGTCGATGACTCGTGTAGCGGACCCCGAGCTATATTGCTTAGGGTTGGGTGCACCCCCGGTGGTCCAGTAGGAGGACTCGGCTGAGCGGTTACGCTCAATCGTGATCCTATCTCTGAAACCAACGCGGGAGGACTTCTTAAAGTCTGCTACTGAGTTGCCCATGGTGTGGATTTCTTTCGGTTAAGGGATGTGACATTCGAGCTTGTGGCCCGCAAGGGCC